ATTTAAGACACCTACCTTTACAGGTAATGTCACCATGTCATCTACTGGGTTTGCCTTAATCCCAGCAGGAACTACCGCAGAAAGACCCGCAAGCCCTGCCAATGGTCAGATTCGTTATAACACCACGACTGCTCAGTTTGAGGGCTACCAAGGCGGTGCATGGGGTCAATTAGGTGGTGGTGCTACGGGTGCAGGTGGGGATGAGGTATTTGTGGAGAACTCAAGAGTCGTAACTACAAACTATACAATCCCTGTAGGCAAATCAGCCGAAAGTGTTGGGCCTATCACAATTAATGCAGGTATTACTGTGACAGTAAGTTCAGGCGAAAGATGGGTGGTATTGTAAGATGAAAACCACTAAAATAAACAAAAGGAGTAAATAATGTCTATTGTCTTACAAGGCTCAACTTCAGGTAGCGTTACATTACAAGAACCAGCCGTTGCTGGTACTACTGTATTAACCTTACCAGCTACAAGCGGAACAATTCTAACAACAGGTTCTAGCGGTCAGTCTATTCCTAAAGCCGCATTACCTACTGGTTCTGTGTTGCAAGTGGTTAATGCTCAGTTTGATAATCCAACTCAATTAACCACTACATCAACAACTCCAATTAGCACAGTATTAACAGCAACTATTACACCAACAAGCTCTACAAGTAAAATTTTAATATTGACTAATACTCAATTAAAAAATGAAACAACTGGTTCTTATGGTGCTTTAGCTATTTATCGTGGAAGTTCAACTTCTTTAGGTTGGAATACTTGGCTTGCATTTGGAACAAACCCATCATGCGTTTTCACTAATGTTTCAAACATTTCTTATGATTCTCCAGTAACCACTTCTGCAACTACTTACACTTTATATTTTAAAGCTGGTGCTGGAACAATGAGTTTATTTTGGGGTAGCGGTTCAAGTTCTACCATTACTCTTATGGAGATTTCAGCATGATTGACGCTATTTACAAACTAAACCCATCTATAGTTACCATTCATGGCGAAACAGCTTACGATGCAGACGGCAACGAAGTCGCATACGATAAAGCCGCAGTACAGGCTTATGTAGATGCTCATGCTTATATTGCTAAAAGAGCCGCAGAATACCCAAATCCAGCCGAATATTTGGATGGAATCGTAAAGGGTGACCAAGCACAGATTGATAAATACATTGCTGACTGCTTGGCTGTTAAAGCGAAGTATCCGAAGGGAGTAGCATAATGGCATCAATTATTACAGCCACAACTACAAGTGGATTAACCCAATCTGCTGACAATAGCGGTGTATTACAGTTAGCATCGGGTACTGGTAACTTAGTTACTGTGCCATCGGTAACAGGCACAGCGATGGTTAGTGGTAATATGCCAGCGTTTAGTGCTTATGCTGGTGCGGCAACTTCTTGTGCAAACAATGTTTTTACAAAAGTTCTTTTTAACACAGAAGAATTTGATACAAATAATAATTTTGCATCATCAACATTTACTCCTACTGTTGCTGGGTATTACCAAATAAACTCATCAGTAAATATGGCTGTTGCTCCAGCTAATTTATTAATTTCTTTGAATAAAAATGGGTCTGAGTACAAAAGAGGTTCTTACGCTTCTGCGACAGGATTAAATACAGTTACAGTAAGTTCTATTGTTTATTTAAATGGTTCTACCGACAATATAGATATTAGAATTTATCAAGGAAGTGGTGTTTCAGCAAATACTGCTACTGGTATAGAAGTCACTTGGTTTAATGGTGTTTTGGTAAGAACGGCTTAATATGTACGATAAATTAATTAAAATTTACCCTGAACTAGCAGACTTTAATTTTGCTAGTGGCGTAATCACACTACAGAACGATTCAGACGGCAAAGGCGACTATATCGCTAAGTGGGAACACCCAACACTACCCCGCCCAACAGATGAGGAATTAGCATGACCACAATCATTAACGGCAGTTCGCCATCTATAACTTTCTCTGATGGTTCGGCACAAACAAGTGCTACAAGACCATTCCTCAACCGCATCATCAATGGTGCGATGGTTTTAAGTCAGCGTAACGGCACTTCTGCGGTAACTATTGATGGCGGTGCTTCTTACACACTAGATAGATACCTTTGCCAAGACAATACCGATGGCTCATATACTGTTGCACAATCATCAACTGCTCCAACAGGATTTATTAATTCTTTGTTGGTTACTATAACTGGCACAGATTCATCTTTAACAACAACTCAATTTGGTCGAATTGTTCAGCGCATTGAGGGGTTTAATACTGCTGATTTAGCATGGGGTACTGCTTCAGCTAAAACAGTTACTTTATCGTTTTGGGTTCGCTCAAGCGTAACTGGTACATTTTCAGGTACTTTAGTAAATGATGATGCCAATCGAATTTATGCTTTTACCTATACAATTTCAGTCGCAGACACTTGGGAACAAAAGACTGTAACCATTGCAGGTGATACAAGCGGAACTTGGAAAACTACTAATGCAACAGGCATTGAATTAAATTTAAGCATTGGTGCTGGTCCTGATAGAACTGTAGCAGCTGGCTCTTGGGGGACATCCTTGGCATATGCCGCAACAGGGCAAACAAACTTATTTGCTACCAACGGAGCAACTTTCTACATCACAGGAGTTCAGCTAGAGGTAGGCTCTACAGCTACTAGCTTTGATTACAGACCTTATGGAACTGAATTTGACCTTTGCCGTAGGTATTATGAGCAATATAATTACACTAATGCTGGTGGTGCTAATCAATACATTGGAAGTGGTGGTGTTGGCATGGCTTGGACTGGAACTGATGTAAGAATTCCAATTAGCTATTACCCAAAACGAGCAAGTGCTACTTGTGCATTTTCAGGAACAATAAGGTTTGCTACCAACGCTTTTGGTCAAAACTTTACTTCTGTAACTTTTGATAATGCTGGTGTAAATACTGTTTTATTGTTCAATGGTTCAGCATCAGGGTTTACTGCTGGTCAAGCTCAACAAGTAACTGCTCAAGCTGCAAATACTTATATTTCAATTAGTGCGGAGCTATAAATGTATAAACAATATATTGGTGCAAACGGAAAATTGGCTCATGGAATTGTTCGTTTATCAGATAACGCTTGCATCCCATTCGACCCAGCCAACACCGACTACGCTAACTTCAAGAAAGAAGTCTTAGCTGGTGCTGAACTTCAAGATGATACTGGGAATGTGATGACACAGGCTGAAGCCGATGCTTTTATAGCGACCTTGCCGTAAGACATGGATATGGCGTTTGAGATTGATCCCGTTAAATATGGCGTTCTTTGGCAGAAGGTAGAAAACTACGAGGCCAAGTTCGATGAAATGTCTAAAAAGATCGACAAGATGGAAGCCAGTATTGATGAACTTGTTGCAATGGCTAATCGCTCTAGGGGCGGTCTTTGGGTCGGCTTGGGGGTTGTATCTGTTATTAGTTCACTCGTAGGGTTTATTGCACATTGGTTCAGTAAGAGTTAATCAATGTGTCAGATGATCTTGGGTTGTCAGCAGGTGCAAAGGGCATTAGCGAGGGTATAAAGACTGGTCGTGAAGCTGGTCGTGAGATTGGCAAGAACATTGAAGAAGTACAGAAAGAAGCGGTAGATGTAGCAAAAGAACGGGCAAACGCAAGAATCCGTGAACGCAGGGAAGCAGAGTTAAAGAAGGAACGGGCGATATTTAAAGCCCTTGAGGAGTACAAGCACCGTAAACAAATTACGGATGAGGAGTACAAACTAAGGGTGGAGTTTATAAAGAAATTCGGTACTAAAGAGTGGGATAAGGTCATTCAGATAAAGACCGAGATTGAAAAGATAGAAAAGGCAGACAAAGACTACTTTGATGCCGAGTTGTCAAAGGTTAGATGGGTGCAGTTTTGGTGCTTTTTGGCGGCAGGTTGGATTGCTTATTTTATTGTATGGGGGAGTAAAAAATGATTCCGCTAATGGCACTAGTCGATGTTGGGATGAAAGTCCTAGACAAGTTTATTCCTGATCCTGAAGCCAAAGCCAAGGCCCAAGCTGAACTATTAAAGATGCAACAAGAGGGTCGGTTAGCTGAGTTAAACGCTGACATGAACGAGCAGAACAATATATCTGACCGCTGGAAAGCTGATCTTGCTAGTGACTCTTGGCTATCTAAAAATATACGCCCTATGTCATTAGTGGCTATTTTTGCTGGTTACTTTCTTTTTGCCATGATGTCTGCTTTTGGCTACGATGCTAAAGAATCGTATGTAAACCTGCTGGGTCAATGGGGTATGCTAATAATGAGTGCGTATTTTGGTGGCCGTACCCTAGAAAAAATCATGGATATGAAAGCTAAAAAAGATGAATCTAAGTGAACACTTCACCCTAGACGAACTGACCCACACAGATCATAGGCAGTTTGACAATACGCCAAACGCTACCGAGATGGCTAACCTTGTACGCCTAGCGGGGTTCTTAGAGGAAGTTAAGACCGTCTTAGGTGGCAAACCCGTGATGGTTAACTCAGCTTTTCGTTGCAAAGAAGTCAATGACGCTGTAGGATCAAAGGACACTAGCCAGCATCGGATTGGATGTGCCGCAGACATAAGAGTACCAAGCATGACCCCCGATGAAGTCGTTAAGGCGGTGATCGCATCGGGGATTGGATATGACCAAATTATTCGAGAATTTGACCGTTGGACACATATTAGTATTCCTAATATTGCTGGCACTGCTCCTCGCAGACAAGCACTGATTATTGATAAAGCTGGAACTAGACCGTACTAAAACAGTTCGGTCAGGTCTACGATTTTCCACAAGTCCTTAGGAACATCGTAAAAGTATTCATCTTGAGCGACTGCCCTGTTTGGTACTTCTATTAACGGGCAATCTTTGATCTTGTTTGCCCTAATCCAGTAAGCGTGGGTCAAGGGTCGGTTTACTACATACATCGTGGTTCTAGGGTGGTTAAACAGCTTATCCTTCCTGTGGGCTATGTGGATGGTATCAAACGGGCAAAACTCCCAATCCCTGACCTCTACCTCGGCATACCCTAAATGCTCTCCCTTACGGCTTAATATGAGGTCTACAGCGTACTTATCGGGGTTAGGGGTAGCATCTATATACCAAAGGTTTTTGAGCCACCTAGCGACCGCATCACGGGCAGGTGGGTCACAAGCATCGTGCAGGGCTTGGTCAAACTTCTTATATTGCATAGCCGTGCATTAAGTAGTTAGTACCAAAAAACACTACGCAAAATAGGATTGCCGCCAAACCACCAAGCAAGAACATACGGATAGACTCAATACGCTCCTTCTTCTTTTCTGCGGCTCTTAAGGCGTTATACGCATCTAGGTCACCCCAGCCCTTATCAAGCATCCTTTGGCGGTCAGTAAACTTACGCTGGGCCTCATAAAATAACTCTGCATCTTTTTCGCTTTTTAACATGACTATCTCCTAGGGGCGTTAACGGGCTGTAACTTTTAAAGTAATAACTGCGGTGGTTTTGGTGTGCTTTTCGATTAACTCAGCAGGGATATTCGCTTCTGCATACACAGCCTTGTTATCAACAGTCTTACGCTGGGATAGGGTCACACAGGCTTTATAAAGGTTGCCCTCGATGTGACCTTCTTCTTGCTTGAGTTCGGTCTTGAGTGCTTCTGCTTGGGCTTCTAGGTCAGCTATTTGAGCCAAGAGCATACCGAGTTGGTCAACTTTGGTAATTTGTAGGTCTAATACTTGCATTTGATTCTCCTTATCTATCTCACTCAACATTGAGTAAGACAATTATAAGTTAAGTAATCTTAATAATGCAAGATATTTTATAGGGATATACCCTTAGAAAACAGGGCAATATTTGGCAGTTACGATCAATAGGGCAGAAAGCCGCAAAACTCCCTAATTACTGCATCCTATTTTGACGGCTTAACGCCCTTAAATAAGTGGGGTACTTGCTTGCGCTTTCCCCCGTTCCCGTGAAGGAACTTTAATTATAAGCCGTTCTTTATTTGATAAACCCGCAGTAGATGCTCAAAACACTCCCAGCCCTTTTGGAGTCGATCCTGCTCAATTTCAATGAGTTTGACCTGATCGGTCGTGCCGTTAACAAAAACAATAGCGCACCTAGCCGTTGGAACTCCTAGACCCTCTCGGTAGGCGGCTAACTGCATTTCATGTTCAAAGTACACATCCACCTTATCTAAGTCGGTATCCTTAGTCTTAAAATCGACTATAAAGCCCCCCCTAGCCATCAAATCACATTTACCACCATACCCTAACGGATGGGCAAAAGACTTCTCTGAGAGCCATAGCTGGCTTCCAAAGGCATTCTCTAGGGTTTCTATGATGGTATTAATGTACGGGGGTTTTTCAGGCATATAGACCCCCTCAAACCAGCTTTGAATGATGGCGTGAATCGCAGTGCCTCGTTCTGCCGCTTCCCTGCCCGTAGCCTTGGAATCCTGCATCACCCTAGCTAACCAGTCTGATTCGGGTTCGTCAGGCAGTCTAGGCAGGGTTAAGGCCGCTAAGAGGACTTGTTGCTGCTTCCATGTATCAAGCCCTGCTTTCGATAGCATTCCGTTAATTGTTGTAACACTAGGCAAAAGTCCGAGCTTCCGTGCGTCACGGAGCGTTGTTGCCCGTTCCCCAGTTTTGCCGATAGTTGTGTAGGCAGGACTACCATCTTTCTTGTACCAATGACCTGATTCACTTAATTTCTCCTTAACTATCATTTCGTGCTTTCAACATTGCATCCGCTACCACATAAGCATAAGACCCAATCCAGCCATCAATCTCGTCTATATTTAGACTTTTATCATCTGATTTGCCAATAATTGCTTGCATAGCTTTAGCCGCAAAATAATCACGAATATTTATTTCATTTTCCATGTCAAAAAAACCTTTATTTTCTGAATAAGCAATCATTACTATTCCTTAAAAAGGTATGTCGGATAAATCATCATCTTGAATCTTAGGCGCATTCTTTTCACGCTCCTGTTGACCCCGCCATTCACTACTCTCCGCTATCTTTTCCTTATAGTACTTAGGTAGCGCATCGTATTCTTCTTGTTTATAACTTTGCAACCAAAAGATTTTGGTGGGGTTAACGCCTTCAGGCTGGGCGTTACGCAATGCGCTAGGCACAGGGCTGATACCTGAAATATTAGCGTACTTACCATCCTCAGAGTGCGTAATATTGACCATGCAAAACTTACCTAATAAGTTTTTGAGGTCAAAGTTCTTACGATCCTCGGTGGTCATTTTTTTATTCGACCACGCCTCTAAGTCTTGGCGCAAACGGGCCTGATCCCCAAGGCTTACCGTATAACGCTTAGATACGATTAACGGCTTGCCATCGTCTGTCTGTAATGGTTTGCCATCCTCATCATCCCCGTGCAGTTCCCAAGTCAATACGACCTTATGCATGATTTTGGTTTCCCCAGCCCACTCGGTAGCTTGGTGACCTAGGTCGATAACGGAATAAAGACGAGCCATATGCAAGCCAGCAGGGGCTATTTTAAAATCTCGTTGAGTATCAGAAATAATCATATTGTTCTCCCGTATGGGTTTAAGTCGTTAAATACACCTTGTAAAAAATCACGCTGACGGTTAACTGGCGCAAAGCCACAGCCATAGCGCAGTAAGTCAATTTGTTCTTTGGATAAGTCTGCGCCACCTTCTAGCACATTAAAGATGCGTTCAAGTTCACCTTGAAGCTGTAGTAAGTCATTGGTTTGCGATTCTATTTCACTCATAAGAGTTCTCCTATTAACACGGTACATACCGTACCACAATTTTAAGCCAGCTTAATTTATAAAGCAACAACTATTTGTAAATATGTTGGTAAAATGTTAAGATAAATTAATGAACGCAGCGACACTAATTAAACTTCTCGGTGGCCCTACTCGCATCTCAAAGCTAGTAGGCGTAAGCGTTCCTGCCGTATCTATGTGGCAAAAAAGCGATATACCGATTGATAAAATGGTCATTTTGGCTGCGACTTTAGAAAAAGAAAGTCATGGGTTAATCACCCGAAAAACCCTATTTCCAAATAGCTATAAATTAATTTGGCCTGAATTAGAATAATGATGCATAATTGAGGGGCAGAGTGAAGTCTGTTTTGTAGTTACCTCTAAGCACAAGACCCCTTCGGTCTGATCTGAGTGTTTAGTAAATGGTTTAGAGGCATTTATTAAGCAACTTCACCTTAGATCAGTCCAAAGGGGTTTTTCTATTTCTGCCGTACTTCTCACGATAGAAATGGGGTTAAATCGCCCGCTGGAAAGAAAAGATGGGCTGGTTTACACCTGACAGCAAGCCCCGTAGACTTGAGTGGGTACTACACAAGTTACAAGGACAATGGTGATAGACAACCTTGTATCGAATGAACACTACCTTCGGGAGCATTAGTTCAAGATCAATTTCTTGAATGGATGGGGTGCTATCACCTTTGGGGAACTTATGACTAAAAAACAACATATCAGGGTTTTCCTTATAAAATAATCCTTGCTATTGTTAAGATAACTTAACTATAATTGTCTTACTCAATACCGAGTGAAAAAGAAAAGGAATAGAAAATGGCAAAGCAAACTGTAGATTTCCAAGCAATATACGACCAAGCCCTAGCTGCTGGTCAAAAAGCCGAAGCAGATTACATAGAAACCGTTGGTGAAGATAACTATTGTGGTTTTGCATGGGTAGAGATTCCTAACGGTCGTAGCCCGTTTGTAAACTGGTGCAAAAAGAACAATATTGGTAGCAAACATTGGCAAAAAGGCTGGCAGATATGGCGTTGCACCAATAATATGACCCAATGTATGAATGTATTAGAAGTCGGTGCTAGCGCATTTGCTGGCGTATTAAAAGAACACGGTATCGATTCTTGGTACAACTCAAGAGCAGACTAACTAACCAGCCCCCTCGGGGGCTATTTTTATTTGAAAGATAAAAATGACCGCAAAAAAAACCCCAAAAAAACCAAAACCGCTAACTAAAGTTCAGCAATTAGAACGCCAAGTCAGCATTCTAGAATCAGCTATTTATCAGGCCTACAACGATTATGATGAAATATTTGCCCTAATTAGAGTGTTTCGTAGCTACGCAAAAAGCGAAGATTACAGCAAATATTTAGCTGATGATTACTTGATGGCTATAACTACTAACATTATGTCTAATCAAACCACAATGATGGATTGCGCTGGTTTGGAGTATTGATGGTTGAAACCATAATGACCGTGTTTGCAATATCGACATTTATCATCTTTTCAGCAGTAATGATAATTGCCGCATTTCTTTATTACTGGATGGATTAATGAGCTTTCAAGACTTCTACTCCCTATACCCCCGCAAAATGGGGCGCAAAGAGGCCGAGCGTAGCTGGAACAGGCTTACCCCTACACAGCAAAAAGAATGCCTTGAAGCCCTGCCAAACTACCTTAAATATTGGAAGATCAAGGAAACCCAAAAAGACTATATACCGTATCCCGCCACATTTTTGAACCAAGAACGCTGGACTGACGAGATTGATCTAGAACCCAATAAAAAGCCCGAACTACCGTGGTACTCCACTGAGGAACTGACCGCCCGTAAAGCGCAGGAAGTCGGATGCCCTGCTTATGCTGGTGAGGCGTGGCAACAATGGCGGGCTCGGATTAGCCAAAAGATTAAGCAATTAGATGAACAGCTATAAACAAAGAATCGAGTATTTAGCCCAATCCTACATAGCTGTAGCCAAGCGTTACCGCAATTGGGATATGGTCAAAGAATTAATTGAACGCAACAAAGACACAGAAGCAGATGTAAAGAAACGCATTAAAGAAATATTAGGAAAATGATAGTTCTGCCAATTAAATCTGAAGAAGCTGTGCCTTGGATAATGCAAAAACATTATGCTAAAAGGCTTCCAAGCATTAGTTATGCTTTTGGTTTATACGAAAACAATGAATTAATTGGCGTTGTAACTTATGGCATTCCTGCATCTAACAACCTGTGTGAAGGTATTTGTGGCAAAGATTACAAAGAGTTTGTTATTGAATTAAATAGACTTTGTTTGCTTAACAACGATAAAAATCAATCTAGTTTTTTAGTAGGAAATTCAATAAAAATGTTACCAAAACCTAAAATTATTGTTTCCTATGCTGATACAGCGCAAGGCCATGTCGGATATGTGTATCAGGCTACAAACTTTCTTTTTACAGGCACAACTAAAGAAAGAACTGATATGAGTGCTGGTGATGGTAAACATTCTCGCCATGCTACTGATCCTTCAATAAGACAAAACAGAAGCGCAAAACATCGTTACATATATTTTCACGGTACAAAAACAGATAAAAAATTGTTGCAACGCAAACTTAATTATGATGTTTTGCCATATCCAAAAGGTGAAACTAAACAATACGATTCAGGTGGCACAGTTCAAACACAATCATTACTTTTTGGAGCATAAATGCGTGATATAGACCCAAACCGCTGTATAGACTTCATCCTTGAAAACGCTGGTAAGTATGCGTCTGCCAAGGGTGAGTTAGCCCAGCTAGAAACCTTTAAAAGCAGTCTAAAGGCAATAATGATGCAAAAGTCAGGTGAGCAGACCATTGGGGCGCAGGAACGGGAAGCATACGCCAGCCAAGACTACCAAGACTTATGCAAAGCTATTGGGGTAGCGACCGAGAACGCTGAGAAGCTAAAGTGGGAACTAGAAGCCGCAAGACTACGCCACGCTACATGGCAGACCTTAGAAGTATCTAACCGTAACCATGATCGGATATTAAAATGATAGCCCTATGTGATGAGTTTGCCGTACTAAAAAAGCTAATCCGTATGTATGACGATGCCCTTAAAGTCAACAACGCTACACAAATGATGGAGATTGCCATAGATATTTCAGAATCCGCTGAAAAACTAGAACAGCACAGCGTAGACTATGTATCGCAATAAAAGCCTATTAGAGATTGTTAGGCGATTTCCCTGCACCCATTGCGGGGCTACAGATGGCACAGTCGTTGCCGCACACTCAAATCAACTAAGGGATGGAAAAGGCCGTGGACTCAAAGCACACGATTACAGAATTGCATCACTCTGCTACACCTGTCACACAGAAATCGACCAAGGTGCAACACTTAGCAAAACAGAGAGAGTGGGTAGGTGGGAAGAAGCGCACAGAAAAACGATTGCCCTCTTATTCGAGTCGGGGTTTTTATATACCAAGTTTTGAACAAATGACCCAAGACACCGTGGAATTGTTAAACTCTCTTAATGTTGATTCTAAACCTACCCCTACCCCCATCCGTCAATCATTACTGGGGGAGTCATGGACACAGGCGATTCGTAAGCAAGGCAGGCAAGGAGTTTAAAGCCCAAGTCAGCGATTATGTGGTGGAGTGGAAAGTTCCCAAATTAGGCACAGCCCGCTTAGAAATGCAGGTCACCCTGTACCCAAAAGACAGACGCAAGCAAGACATCGATAACCGAATTAAAGCCCTTTGGGATGCCTTAGCGGATGCTGGTGTATTTGATAACGATGAACAGATTGACACCCTAATTGTTCAGCGTGGCGCAATAAAAAAAGGTGGCGGTTGTCTTGTAGTTATTGATAAAATAGAGGAAACTACACCCATTACATAAGGATTTGTATGGAAAACTGTGCATTATTCCTAGCAACAATGCTACATTCTGCGACCAACACGCATTTCTTTCATTGGTCAACCGATTCCTACGCAAAACATAAGGCTTTTGCTAAATACTACGATGGTATTGTTGGCTTAACAGACACCTTTGCCGAATCTTATATGGGCAAATACGGTAAATTTAACGCCTTTCCAAGCGTGTACCACCAGCCCAAAGACCCAATACGCTACATGGAATCC